AATGACGGCAGATGAAGTCGGGTACGCGATGGGCGAAGGCGTCAAGCTGTGTTTGCTGTCTGCCCGCATGAGTGACAATCTCGAAGTGGACGACGAAAACCATAGAAAGGCGGTGATCCGATGGGCGGAGTGATTGGATTTGGATTCGGCGTGGCAGTCGGCGTAATTGTCACGTATCTCGTGACGGGACTGGTGGCACTCGCTCAGGTCGTCGCAGTGCAAATCGAGCGGAGGGATGAGCAATGGTAGCAGCGTTTGCGGGGTACGCTTATTCGCCAGACGAATCGGAACGGCGGGAAGCAATTCAGGATCGGTATCAGGAAATCGAACACCTGAATGCGGCGATCGCGTGGCACTGGGCACCGACCGATGGCCGAACGAATTTCACCGCTCGAATCATCGGGGAGGCTGCTCTGGATCTGTCAGAATCTGACATCCTGATGCTGGCGGACGGCGGGAATCTATGTTTCGGCGGGCTGTGTCAGCAGGAATCGCCGGGAGTGTTTTCGGGGTACTATTCAATCGATTGAGGGCGATATGAATACATATCAGAGGCGGAAAGCGGACGGTGTGTGTGTAAATTGCGGGGACATGCCACCACGGCGGGGGCGGTGCAAATGCGAACCATGCCTAGAACTGAGGCGGCAGGAAAACCGAATTCAGCGAAAGCTGTTTCGCGAAGCAAACATCTGCATTCATTGCCATCAGGCGAAACCGATGCCAGAACGTGCAAACGGGCTGTCACGTTGTAGTGAATGCCATGTGAAAGCCAGAGCTAATCTGTGGAATTGGCGTATGAAACAAAAAAGAAAGGACTCGGGATGTTAGTGTTATCACGGAAGAAACTGGAACAGATCGCAATCGGAGATGACATTGTGATCACGATCACGGAAACGCGGCAGCATAGCGTCCGAATCGGAATTGAGGCTCCGCGTCATCTGAAGATTCTGAGGCGTGAACTGGATTCATCGGCCCCTGCCTCCGGTGCGGAGGTTGCTGCAACGAGGCAGCATCGTGGCGGTAACGTGCCGTCAAGTCGGTGAGGTCGCGGGTGCCCGTGGTTTCCGTAGTCGCTGCGGGTGCCCGCTTTTTATTCTCTGGAGGTTGATATAGTGAATGAATCAGAAATAGTGGCGAAGATGCAGGAAACATTCGCACTTGAGTTAGCAAAGCTCCCGCAAGCTGAACGCGAGGCACTGCTGAGTGTGCGGTCGGTTGTGTGGGTTGGGTTTCAGTTCGGCTATACTTGTGGTTTGCGTGACGGAATGGCTGAAGCTGTAGCGGTGCATCGCAGGCTGAATGAGGAATGGGGAGATAACGACGATGAGTGAACGAAAAACAGACACGATCAGCATCGGCAACGGAATTCAGTATGCAAAAGTAGCGTCACGGCTCGCAGCATTCCATGAGGATAATCCGAGCGGATGCAGCATTGACACATCATGCCAATTCACTGAAGGTTGGGTCATCTTCACGGCGACCGTCAGCACGAAGAAGGGCACTTTCACCGGACATTCAATGGACAAGGTGAGCGGACGGCAGAAGCAATTCGAGAAGCAGGAAACGATCGCAGTCGGGCGGGCACTCGCCTTTGCTGGTTATCTGTCGTCAGGTGACATTGCGTGTGCGGAAGAAATGGTCGATGTTGTTTCGCAGATCGAACTGGACACGTTGAAAACGCGGTACTGGAAATTGAACGAGGATGTGCTGAAGGGTAAGAGCAAGGCAGATATCGGATGGTCATTCAACGATGAATGCCGGACGGTGTTGGGTGAAGAAGCGGACTACCATGACCGGCACAACTGGACACGTGAATCATTCAATTTGATGATGACGAAACTGGGCGTTGATTCCGGGGTTCCTTTTGAGGCTGTACGATGACTGACGATCGATTCCGAAAAAGGCACCTGGACTGCACAGGACTGGATGCCAAACAGGTCGAGGACTTGGCAACACACCTCTGCTCATTGCAGCGGGATATTCATTTTTGGCTCGGTGATCTGGCAAGGCATGCTAAGAATCACCGCATGACGGAACAGGTATGGCCTGAATGGGTATCACCTGGACTGATTGCCAGATGTGAAGGTGTGGCGAAAGCCTATCCGTCCGAATCAGATCGAGAATCCGAAGCGACCTACACGCAGTACATGCAGAATGCGTCAAAGCCTGATCGTCTGGATCGGCTGAATCGGATCACGGAAGCAGGTTTGACCAGCGACGAATCGCGGCAGCAATCGACTGAGAAAGGGCGATGGTTGCTGGCATTCGATGTGAATTACTACGTCCATCGATTCTTTCACAGCGGGGCCGGCGTGGAAGCTGGCAGCGGTGTTGCGAATTGGATTGATCGTCTGGTGGAGAGATTCAAGGCCAAGGGATTGACGGACGCTGTATGTTGTTTCGATGCTCCTGACAACCACCGAAAGGCGTTGACTGCGGACTGGGAAAAACCGTACAAGCCACGACCACCGAAAGACGAAACACTCAGTCAGCAATTGACCGTCGTGCGTGAGTTGTTGCAGGCGAAGGGGTATCTGTGCGTGTCTGTGCCGCACATGGAAGCGGACGACGTGATGGCATCCTATGCGGAGCAGTTCAGCGGGAATGTCACGCTGGTAACACAGGACAAGGACGCTCGGCAGTGTCTCTCAGGAACCGTGAACATGCTGCTTGATGTCGAGTGGGTGGAGGATGAGACAACAGGCGAAGTGACACCGCATGAGAAGTGGGTGACGGCGAAACAGCATACGGAAGAAGGCTGCACGTATAACTCGACGCACATCACGGGGATCACGCCCGATCAGTGGCCTGAGTTTCAGGCGATTGCTGGTGATTCGGTGGACGGGATTGCAGGCGTACCGGGAATCGGTGCGAAAGGTGCGATGGAATTGATTCAGCAATTCGGGACGGTTGCTGCGGTTGTTCAGGCAGCGGACACAGACGAATGCGGATTGACGGAAAAGAAGCGTCAGTCACTGATTGCGTTTATGGATCAGGCGGACGTGACGATGCAGCTCGTAAAGATGCGGACTGATTTGGACGTTCCGTGGAATACGAAGATTGTATAAACAGGTTCAAACATACTCTTGAAAGGACAATGACGAATATGGAAAGAAAAGCAGCGGAACAACGACGGGCAGCGGAACGACGGCGGAAGGCGGCACAACGGCGGAAGGTGGCCGAGCAGTCGTCGGCACACCGGCAGCCATCGTTATCCGAACGCCGCTGGACCGAGCAGATAACGGAACGACGGCAGACAGCCCCCTCGGCCCCTCCACAACGGCGAGTTCCTGACCCGCCGACCGTCGTTCCGATTAGGGACGTGCGTGTCCAGGAGTACGCTGGACTCAGAACCATTGCGTTCATTTACCGGGTGGCATCGTGGGTATTCATGCTGGTGGTCGGCGTCCCGCTTGGTGTGGCTGCAGTGGTGTGCTACATGGATGACAGTTTACGGGCATCGGCCTTTTTCCTGGCCTCCTTCTGCGTTGCCACAGTGGCGGCCTTTGTGATCCGTGGGCTTGGGGAATTCTTTCTGGCCATGCGTGACATTGCCCGCAACACGGAGCGGAGCTATAAGCTAGCACAGGCGTAAGCAATGGCAAAACGACGGAAACGAACAAACGCAAACGTACCAGCGAAAGGTCGCCTGAAAGACTTCGCGGATCGTCTTTGGTCACTCGCTGTCAGGGACGACTGGAATTACCAGTGTGCGGTCTGCGGGAAAGGAAAAACCGATGCACATCACCTGATTCCACGGCAGCACGAATCGACGCGGTATGAACTGCGAAACGGGATCGCGTTGTGTTCGTATCATCACCAATTCGATGCAGACATCAGCCCACATCAAAGTGCCGCAGGCTGGATGCGGTGGCTCGAATTCAACCTGCCGATGCGTCACGAATGGCTCACAGATCAGATTGCGAGCAGGGAGTATCGGACATTCGGAGGCACAACGAATGCGGCATACTACATCGAGCATATTCTGCGGTTACGGGAATACGTGGACGATGAGACATTCGAGACGGTGTGCGGGAAGAAATTCACAAGGTACCTGTTGAACACTTGACACGCGGAGTTGTACCGCAATAATCCTGTCACTCTGAGTCAGAGCCAGAGTGACAATAGGAATCGCCGGGAAACCGGATTCAGCCCGCCATCGCAGCTCTGACCTGTGGTGTGCGGGTTTTTTCATGGGCTGCACAGATGACGCGAACATATGACGAATTCATTCAGTCGAAACGACTCGCCAGCAAGAGCTACGGATTTGATGTTGATCCGGCATCTACGAATCCGAATGCGTTTGAGTGGCAGCAGAGAGTAATTGCGTGGGCACTAAAACGCGGGCGTGCTGCGTTGTTCCTCGACACCGGACTCGGAAAGACTTTGTGTCAGTTGGCATGGGCCGAGAGAGTCTGCACGGAGACAGGCGGGAGTGTGATGCTAATATGTCCGCTCGGTGTCAGGCATCAAACGAAACGCGAAGCAGCAAAATTCGGCATACAGGTGGATGTTGTGGTTGCTGATGATCAATCAGAATCACCGAAGCACGGCATATCGATTGTCAACTATCAGAAGATTGATAAATTCGACACATCAACATTTGCCGGAGTTGTGCTCGATGAATCGTCGATTCTGAAAGGATTGACTGGAAAGATTCGGAAGCAGCTTACTGATGAATGGTCGGATGCGAAATACCGATTGGCATGCACTGCGACACCGTCTCCAAATGATACGATGGAATTGGGGGCACATGCAGAATTCCTTGGCGTGTGCTCACAGCAAGAGATGCAGTCAAAATACTTTGTAAACGATTCTGGCAACACTCAAAAATGGAGGCTTAAAGGACACTCGATCGATGCCTTCTGGGATTGGGTGTGCGATTGGGCATGTTGTGTTTCGATGCCGTCAGATATTGGCGGTGATGACTCTGGATATGAATTGCCAGAATTGATTGAGCACACAGAAACGGTTCATGTCCCAGGCAAAGTGGCTGACGGGTTTTTGTTCGACTGCTCAGGCATTAGTGCGACAAACATCCATCAGGAGAAGCGGTACACGTCGCCATTTCGGGCTGACAGGACCGCAGAGATAGTTAATTCAAATGATGATCAGTGGATCGTGTGGTGTGACTCAAACTACGAATCTGATGATCTTGTGCATCGGATTCCTGATGCGGTCGAGATTCGTGGGAGCATGTCAGATCAGCAGAAGGAAAGCAGGCTTGATCAATTCTCCGATGGGTCAGCACGAGTCATCATCACGAAGCCGTCAATCAGCGGCATGGGAATGAACTGGCAGCACTGTAATCAGATGGTGTTCCATTCGATTAGCTATAGCTTCGAGCAGAAATATCAGGCAGTGCGTCGATGCTACCGATTCGGCCAGACGCGGCCAGTGCATTGCTATTCAGTGACGACTGACACGGAGCATGCAATTGCAAAGGCAGTGTCTCTGAAGGCAGGAATGCACGACGAAATGAAAGAACGCATGCGAGTTGCGATGAGCCGCAGCGACTTCAGTGCGAAACAGGACCGCGGCAGAACAACCTACAGACCAATAGAAAAGATGGAGGTTCCGAAATGGCTGAAGTAATCAATCAGCAAAATGGCGAGATGTGGCAACTTTACAATGGGGACTGCTGCGAGATGATCAGAGAATTGCCGGATGAATCAATCGGCTATTCATTGTTTTCCCCGCCGTTTGTGTCGCTGTTCGTTTATTCAGATTCCGAACGTGACATGGGGAATTGCGAAAGCTCTGATGAATTCTTCGAGCATTTCAGATTCCTGATACGGGAGCTGTATCGAGTGCTCAAGCCGGGGAGACTGTGCAGCGTGCATTGCATGAACATGCCAAGCTCAAAGTCGCACGATGGTTTTATTGGAATCAAGGACTTTCGAGGCGATATTATACGTGCGTTTCAGTCAGCGGAGTTTATCTACCATTCTGAGGTCTGCATCTGGAAAGATCCAGTTGTGGCCATGCAACGCACGAAAGCTCTCGGGCTGCTGCATAAGCAGGTGTGCAAAGATTCATCAATGAGCCGTCAAGGTATCCCGGACTACATTTGCACATTCCGGAAGCCAGACAAGAATGCGGAACCGATAGAAGGACCGTTTGAATTCTTCGCTGGTGACGGATTCTCTCACACTGGAAATTACAGCATTGATGTATGGCAGCGATACGCTAGTCCTGTTTGGATGGATATCCGGCAGTCAAATACGCTGAATGCTGCCGAGGGCCGGTCAGAGAAAGATGAACGGCATGTGTGCCCGTTGCAGCTTGATGTGATTCACAGGTGCTGCCAGCTATGGAGCAATGAAGGCGACGTTGTATTGTCGCCGTTTGCTGGAATTGGATCTGAAGGAGTCGGTGCAATTAAGATTGGCCGCAAGTTCATCGGATTCGAATTGAAAGAGGAGTATTTTAAGGTGGCAGCGAAAAACCTGCGAATAGCAGAGCAGGAACAATTAGCACCAACACTGTTTGAATAAGGAATTGAATCGATGAAAGTACAGGTTGAGATGGACGCATTCGAGCCATTGCGGGCGATCCAGTCCGAAATCCATGATTGTGCAGTAGCAAAAGGATGGTACGACGGCAGCTCCGATCGGAATCCGGCAGAGCTGATCGCGTTGATGCACTCCGAATTGTCAGAGGCACTGGAAGCATTCCGCACAGGGAATCCGCCTGACAAGCACTGCCCGGAATTCGGAAATGCGGAAGTTGAATTCGCGGATTGCATCATCCGAATTCTGGATGCCGCAGAGCATATGGGGCTGGATGTGGTCGGTGCGATGAAAGCGAAAATGGCAGCAAACTGGGACCGTGAACCACGACACGGCGGAAAGGTATACTGATGAAAGAGCGGACATTATCAATTGACGAGATCACTACCGATGCAGGGACACAAGCCCGAATCGGGTTGAGTGATGACACCGTGACGGAATACGCTGATGCGATCGCGGAAGCAAACGGCAGCGGCTGGCCACTAGGGCCGATCGACGTATTCCACGATGGCAGCAGGTACTATCTGGCTGACGGGTTCCATCGGACGATGGCAGCGATTCAGATCAATCGGGCGTCGATTCCCTGCCGAATTCACAAGGGCACCAGAACGGACGCTCTGATCTTCGGGATGACCGCGAATGACCGGCATGGGTTGCGGATGTCCAGAGCGGACAAGCGTCGATGTGTGGAGTGGTTGCTGGACAATCAGTCGACGTGGACACAGCAGAAGATCGCGGAAACCGCTGGCGTGAGTCTGCGGACAGTGGCGTACATCGTGGCGGAGCGGAAACCGCAGCCCGCAGAAAACGCTGGCAATGAACGAGCAAATGTGCAAATTGCACATTCACCAGACGATTCGGTGTTCACTGAAACTACTGAACAAAATGTGCAAATTGCACATTCCGAAGACGATCAGGATTCCGATTCTGTTCCGGTTTCCGGGGGCACTCAGCCTGCCTCTGGACGCGGTGAATCGATGCCGTCAATGACTGCGGGAGATCCGCAGCAGCCGGACGAATCGGAATCCGTCGAATCTCCGCCTGATTTCAGTACGGACTGGAAAACCGAGCGGAATCGAGCGAAAAAGACAGCCGAGGCATTGATGCGGTCAATCGGTGATTTGCAGGAAATTCGCAGCGAATCATGGATGAGGCGAAGTCTGGACGGTGTGCGGGCGATCATCGCGAATCTGATGGGGATGACATGACACCGAAACCGACAGATCCTGAGCCAGTATGGTCACGATGGCTCGCTGAGCGGATGGGTGGCATCGCGGAATTCCGTCTCGAATGCGGCAGCCGCGTTGACATCCAGACCGAGACGCTGTCGATAGAGGTGGATTGGGTGAAGAAGTGGCCGGAATCGATCGGTCAGGCGGTCTACTATGCGAATGAAACTGGCTCGATGCCAGCGGTCCTGCTACTGCTCAGGGGCAAGGACACCGAAGCGAAGTATCTGGAACGGGCAAAGAAGGCTTGCACGCGATTGGGCGTGGCACTTTTTACGTGGGTGACTCGATAGAAACGAAAGGACAATCATGGATTTGATCTGCCAGCAGTGCAGCAGGGTTGAAACGGAACCGTACGACGTAGGTGATTTATGTACGTGCGGTGGTGAGTTTGCGATGCTCCAGTCGAGACCGCAGTCTTTGCTGGATGAACGCGGAATCCGCGTGGCGTATCATCACGACGGGCGTGACGAATGGGTGGTCAGATTGCACAGCAAGACAGGCATTGTGAGCCTGTGCGGGTGTCCGGGTGAGATCGAGGCCAAAACCGTGTCTGCATGTATTGCAGCAGCGATTGCCACTGGAGATGTGACGTTCAGTATTCGGTCGGGTGGCGGTGAGCCAGAGCAGGTGGAATGCAATAATCTAGTCGAGTTCGACGCGATGAGCGAGGCCGTCACCAAAGCGGCAACGCTGCTGATGGATGTGACAAATTGACAAACTGGCAGAGGCTGGAACGAGAACGAATGCGTGCTGCGGATGCGTTATTCGCAGAGGGTCAGAAGGTAAATACGGAGAAGGTGCAAATGCAGATGTGGCTATGGTTTGACAGATTCGACGATTCGATGGTCAGCATCGGATGCGAATTCGAGCGGTACGGAAAAACCAGAAAGCTGTGCTGGGGGCAGATTCACATCGACGGTGTGTCGGATGTATTCGGCACAAAAGTCGCGGAGGAACTGTCTGGAATTCGTGTCACTGGGCAGGATTGCATCGTGGTCACGGTTGATGGTGCTCACATTGATGTCGATTTGGGGTGAGCGATGAAAGTTGAATTGCCGAATTTGTATCCGCATCAGGAGATTCACCGCGATCGGGTACGAGCTGCACTGAGGCAACATAGATCCGTGATTCTGCAAGCAGAACCGGGAGTCGGGAAAACCACGATCGCAAAGTGGATTCTCGCGGCCTATCGGAATCAGGAGCGAAACGAAAGCCAGTCAGGGCATGCACTCTTTTCTGTATTCGGTCGCGGACTGGTCGATAATGCTTCGAATTCGTTTCAGCAGGCACCGAAGCTGCCGCATGCGGTCCTGATGTCCGGTAAAGATTGCAATCCACATCAGGAGATTCAGGTGGCGTCAATCGATACGCTGCTCAGTTGGTTCTGCGAAGAAGGCGAATATCAATGGGAGATGACATTTGACCTGATATTCTTCGATGAGGCACACGCACATCACAGCAAGTTTCACCGATTCCTGAAATCACATCTGGCGAAACGTCAGGCACTGGGGCTTTCGCCACCGTTCGTGATCGGGCTGACAGCGACACCAGAAGCGAAGGGATTGGCGGACGTATACCGTGTGATTGTGCCAGGCGAATCTCCAGAGTGGCTGATTGAGAATGGATACCTGAAGTCATATCGGTACTTTTCCTGCACGCAGGGGCGTCTGGATGTCCTGAAAAAACGCGGGAAGGAATTCACGAAAGATTCGGTCAGCGAAGCAATGGAAGGGCTGGCAGGCGACCTGGTACGGGACTGGAAACGGTACGCGGAAGGCAGGGCAACAATCGGATTCTTTCCGCGTCGGACGCATGCTCAGGAGGCTCGGGAGATTCTGAGATCAGCAGGAATTCGAGCGGAATACGTGGACGGACTGACGAAGGACGACGAACGCCAGACGCTTTATAATCGCCTGAATTCGGGCAGTATCGATTATCTGTGCAATGTCGGTGTTGTCGAACGAGGCACGGACATACCGCGTGTCAGTTGCGTCCAGATGTGTACTGCGGTCGGGACGCGGGCACGGTGGCGGCAGATGATCGCTCGGGCATCGCGGAAACATCCTGACGTGATGGATGCCATCGTGCTGGATCATGGCGGGAATCTGACGAATGATCGCGAACTGGGATTCTTCGAGGATGCGGTACCGTGGACGCTGGAAATTGAGAAGAAAAACGCGGGGGATTCCAATGTCAGAACACAGATCGAATGCCCGAATTGTTCTGCGGTGTACCGTGGCGGACGGTGCAATTCCTGCGGATATGAACCGACACCGAAAGAGCGGAAATCACAGGGGTTGGAATTCGTCGGCGGTGAGTTATTCGAGATCACGAAACGGAATCAGCCAGCGAAAAAGAAAAAGCAGACCTGCGAGCAGATTATGATTCAGGCACTGTACCGGGCAGGCAGGTCAGGGCGAACCTGGCGTCAGGCGGTTGGGATTGCTCGGAGCATGGCCGAAAAACAGGGTACGAAAATGCGAGTACCACGATTCATTGAGGTCAGTGGCCAGCGGATTCGGATGATTGAATATGGACATCCGGACAGCGGTCAGCGTGTGCGGCATCTATTTGGAGGCAAATTCTCATGAGCGATGAAAAGACACTGGGCGAACAATTACACGATCGAATGAACGATCCCAACAAACCCGATCAGTGGACGCTGGCGTGGTGGTCAAGACAATTCGACGAATTGAAGCAGACGCTTCGCGGTGCGTTGCACACGATGAATCAGGCAGTTGCAGGGAATCGTGATTGCTGGGACGAACTCAAAAAGCAGCGATTGAAGCTGCAATATACGCGGGAAGAATTAGAGCGGACCAATTCGAGAGTCGGTGAATTGCAGGCCGAATTAACTGAGGCGACTGAGCGTTTAGGTCGCATCGCGGAGTGGGTGAACGAGCAAAGAGGTACCAAATGAGATAGGAATTTAGAGAAATGACAGATGTTGTCGTTTTTTGACTAAAACGCTCAGCGGTGTGTAGACTTCGTCCGATACTATGTGTACACTTCGGCATGTCAGCAACACAAACCACACTGAAAGGCGAAACGATGAAAACAATGGCAGTTCTGACTGGTGACACATTCGTTGTCAGGGGCGTCCTGAAGAGTAACGGCTGGAAATGGGACGGCGACCGCAACGCATGGACAATGATCGATGAATGGGAGGATGCGGGTCATGTAATTTATCGCATCCGTGGCTATGGCGGTATTCGTAACCGCGGCGAGTTTGCGGCTGAACTGGTCGAGGTGGAAGCGTGAGCACCGAACGCAAAAACATTACGCAGCCTGCCGACTGGTGGGCTGCGTTTGAGTCACAAGCCAAAGCAAACGGGCAAACTCTGTCCGAGTGGGCTGGTAACTGCATGCGGGACAACCTGCCGAAAAACGTGGCAGCGGGATTGTCCGAGCGACCAGCAGCGAATAGGCCGAAGAAACGGAAAGACTAAATTAAGCAAAGAGGCACCAAATGAGAGAAAACAGTGGAGTATTGGAGCGGAACAAAAAACGCGAAAACGATCGGCAGCCCGAATTCAAAGGGCACTGCTCGGTTGATGGAAAGGAATTCTGGATTTCCGCATGGGTGAAGGAATCGCAGTACGGGAAATTCTTCAGCATGGCATTCGAGCCGAAGGACCGTCAGCAGAGTGCAGGCGAGGAATCTCAGGTTGATTCAAGCGAGGTGCCGTTTTAGCGTTGACAGTGCGGAATCCGTTCGTATGATTTCGGACGTGGAAGCACCCGCAAGCAAAACACCTCCGCCTCAGCGGATTGCCGATCGAATCACGGGTGCTTCCAGATTCGGTCGGTTTTTTTGTGCCCATGAATAAGTATCACGAAATCGTTGACGGTAAATGCAAGCACTGCGAGGTGTTCCGATTCCGGTACACCGTCGTGGATGGCATTTGCTCAATGTCGATTCGGCCCAAGCAAAAGAAGCCGAGCAAGAAAGTGATTCAGCGGGCGGAACTGATTCAAAACGCATTAGATAGTCAGGCGAAAGCTGCGGGCAGAAAGCCCGGATCATCTATGGTTGGTTGGAATAAATAGCGTCCAGTTTCGCAGCCTGAGCTGACAGGTCGGTCCTTCAAATGGGACATCAGCATGGCAGCCTAGCCAGCTCTCAGCGGGGCGACAGGCACATTCGCTGGTACCATAGCGTGGAAGAATATCGGGCGGAATTCCCGACGCACAGACCAGCAACTTGTATCCATAGTCAGCAGGTGACAACGTACGGGCTGGCGGCTGCGGTATTCCGTGGTGGACGGTGTGACGGGTGAAACCGGGATGAACACCGAAATCAAAATCACTTCCCGGTGGACCTCTCCACGGCCTCTCTGGTGTTGAAAGGTTTTGCCAACTCCGATTATTCGGGGTTGGTACGTCCTGACATCTGATATTGAAAGTGGAGTGCGGGCGTATTGACAACACCAGCATTGCAAGGCGACAATGCTGATTCACACAACATATCGCACAGGGGAAAAGTATGTCACTGGAACAACTGCCACGACGGGTTGAAACTGCACTGCTGGAACGAGTCGAGCCTGATCAACCTTCGTTGGATGTGGTGGGCAGCATTTGGGCACCAGTCGTTGCGGCACTGATTGATGTTCTGATGGACTTTCTGGCAGACTGCGGGACGAATCGCACTCAGAATCTGGGATTCGTGCAGCGGTACGTGATTCGTCGGAAGGTGCGACGGCACCCGGATGTTCCGAGTGATGCAGCCCGTGATTGCTGTCTGGCATTGGAAGATGTGATCACTGGTGCTACGCCAGAAGAATTCAAGGCGACGTTGCAGGAATTCGACGGTCAGACTGATGGCATTGAATGGAGTCTGTTTTGATGCGTGCTGCGATCTTGTGGTTGTGTCTTTCGTCGATAGCACTGGGGCAGGCGGAGGCTGTCATTGATGGTCCGTCTGAATCTGCTCCCGGTGATCTGATCATTTTGTCTGCGGACAAATCCATCTGTGATGATCTGGCGTGGCAATTGGTCAATTCGTCGAAGGCGTTTCTGCCTGTTGAGGATGGTCGAAAAGTCGTATTCGCGAGCGGTGATGCTGGCAGATATGTATTCGTGCTGGCTGTTTCGAAGGCAACGGCAGATGGCAGTCAGGTTGCGATCGCTACGCATGAGATAACGATCGGTGAACCAGAACCACCGAAACCGCCACCGAAGCCACCTAAGCCAGAACCACCGAAACCAGACCTGCCTGAATTAGGGCAGGAAGCGTATCGGCGGGTGTTACAGATCGACGCCACATCCGAGGAAATGGATACGCTAGCGAAGAATGTGGATACAGCTCGAAATGAATCGACATTGTCAGCGATTCAGACGAAGCTGCGGGATTTGAATCGTGAGTCGGTATTCGCGACGGATGAGGCTCGCAATCGGTGGCTTTCGTTCGCTGAATGGTTCGCTGCTCAGGGCAAATCGTGGAAGACGGCGGATCAGGCACGGGATAGCCTGCTGGACATTTCCGGGGGACTGGTCGCCGCGTCGAAAGTTCCGAAACGATCACTGCTGCCACCATTGCGGAAAAGCGGAACGCTGCGTGATGCTGTGGATGGGCTGAAGACGGACGTTCAGCAGATTCGGGCGGAGGTTGGGCCATGACGGATCGAATGGGTTATGTGCTGCCCGAAGATCGCGACTATTCGACGACGAAAGAAGTCGATCGGGTGATGCAGGACATGCCATTATTAACGGCATGCGGTCGCCCGATTGCTGGGACTGGTGAGGGTAAGATTGCCCGTCTCGATAAGCTGCTGGAACAGGTGGCAGGGTATTACCCTGTGGTCCGTCAGACGATTGGCGATTGTGTGTCATTCGGATGGGCGAAAGGGATCATGGCAACACTGGCAGCGGATATCGTCGTCAGGGGCGAATCTGAGGAATGGCCAGGCAATGAAATCTGCACGGAATGGATCTATGGCACGTCTCGTGTTCTGGTTGGTCGTGGCAGGCTTGGTAACTCTGACGGCAGTATCGGTGCATGGGCCGCGAGGGCTGTGACCGATCACGGGACGTTGCTGCGGAAACAGTATGGTAGTCACGACCTGCGGAGGTATTCTGGCAAACGTGCTAAATCGTGGGGATTCCGAGGGCTGCCAGCGAATGAACTGGAACCGACCGCAGACGAACATCCGGTGAGTCGAAAGCCCGCCCTGGTGACATCATTTGAGGAAGCTCGGGACGCGATCGCGAATGGGTACGCGGTGCCCGTGTGCAGCAATCAGGGACTGAGCAGAACTCGGGACCGTGACGGATTCACGAAGGCGTCTGGACGGTGGGCACATTGCATGTGTTTCGTCGGGTCGCGTGATGATGATCGTCCGGGACTGCTCATTGATAATTCATCCTGGGGCGATTGGATCGGTGGCAGCAATCCCGACAAGGCTGGTGGTCCGTGTCCGACTGGATGTGCGTGGCTCGATGCGTCTACCTGCGATCGGATGTTGCGTCAGAATGATTCGTTCGCTGTTCCGGGGTACGACGGATTTGCAGCCAGGTCAATCGAGTGGAGTCTATGGTAATGCAGTTGCCTTCCGATCCGAATCATCCAATATGGGCATGCGTCCGATTCTGCGTTGGCATTATCGCGGTGACGGTGGTGCTGTGGAGCAATGCCAGCGATTTCGATATTACTGAGGCACAATCCATCGCTACAATAGCGGCGTTGTTGGGTGGTGGACTGTGGGGC